TTTCACCAATAAATTTTGTACTTATATTCAGAAAAGATTCATTAAATAATAGTTTAAGTGCTCCATTAATAATTTCTTCAATTTTAATTTCATTAACCCTTTTAGGAGATTCATTTGGATTGAAACTTGGAGACCAATTTTTAGGTGTTAAACAAATTTGATTATTATTCTTCCAAAATGGTCCGGCAATTTCTGGAGAAGATATACTATATAAAGCAATTAATGGAATTTCAAATGCGCTACACATGTGAATAGCAAAACTATCATTTCCGATATGTAATTTTGAATTATTTAGTATAAATGCTGTTTGATTAATATCTGTACTACCTTGCAAATTAATAACTTTATTTAATGAACTATCTGTTTTTGAACCAATTTGAATTATTTTATAGCCATTTTTTTCTAAAATAGGGAATAAAAAATCAATAACATCTTGAAAATAATCATAACATTTTCCACTCATTCCACTACTATTTTGAACAGTAATATATTTTTCATATGGTACTGGAAAGTATTTTTTAATAATAAATGGTTTTGTAATTTTACTACCAGTATTTAGAGCGTATTTTTCTAATAAGTGCATAAATTTAAATCAATTTTATCTTCGCCATTGTGCATATAACTTAAAAGCCGTTGGGTAGAAAAATATGGATGATATACTATATTACAAATACCTTCTTGACCCATCCCACCTTCCATTAATATAGCTGAATCCATTACTTCATGATAAGGAATCCATTTATCTATATAAGGATTTCCATCTATAATTTCTTTATATTCCGGTTTTGTGGCTATATATATTTTATATTCATTTGATGGATATCTATTTCTTAATGACTCAAATAATGCTGTAACTAAAAAAACATCTCCGATACTTTCGGGCTGTATTAATAATACTCTTTTAATATTTTCATCTTTATCAAATAAATCTTTTAATTGTATTTTTGTATTTTTTTGTATTTCTTGCCGAGCGGTTTGTTTAAAAAAGTTTTCAATTTCTTGTTTTGGCATATTTTGTTCAATTTTTGTTAGCCAATGTTGTAATCCCTCGTCATTATCACTTATTTCCATGTCTAATATATTTTTATATAAAGACTTAAGCCACTCTTTATTATTATTATTATTTTCTACAATAGCATCTGGATTTGGATTTTTTTGATTTAATTCGTAAGAACAATTAAAATCTTCTTCATCTAAAAGAGGGGTCGAATCAATAAATTCTTCAATTTTTGTCCCATTAATATCAATTGAATAATTTTTTAAAGCCCATTCTCGAGAATCTTTTTGCATTTTTTGTTTTGTCAATGGATTCATTTCATAAACTTTCTTAAAAATTTTTGAAAGTTCAAACGGCGATGGTTGAGATTTTAAAAATTGCGTTCCATGTTCAGTATAGAAAGTAAATTTGATTGGTATACTTCCCTTGTTATTTTCTATAATATCCTCTCCAAATGAATATGGCGAAACTGTAATTATTTTTTCTGTTAAAGCTGCTTCTACACATGGTAACTCACAAGCTCCAGATGTTGCTGGATGAGAGTATAATGAAAATATATTATATATTTCGTTTAACTGTTCATCATTTACACCATTCGTTACATTTGCAGTAATTAACGTTTTTCTTTTAGTAATTGGATTTTCTAAATCTTGACCATGAAACGGAGCAATAAAATATTTACCAGTTTCTTTACAAATATACGTACATAAAATTTCTCTAGGATCTACACCGTATTGTTGGCAAAGTCTATGTATGTCCCATCCTTCACCGTAATGCGTATGTGTATATAAAAATGTATTTTTAATTTGTGGGTTATGTTTTTTAAATAAACTATACGCTTCTATTTGGGTATTGATTAATTTTCTTAATTGATTTCTAAAAACAAATCCGATAATAAATGAATTTTCAGGTATACCAAAACGTGCTTTAATTTCTGATATTTTACTATCTTCAAGTTTATAAAAATTTTTAGTATTAACTAGCGGATATTGATTTTTAACATGAAAAAAATTATGTTTATGTAATTCTTTTCTTGCAAAATCGCTCCATGTCCAATAATTTTTTATAACTGGAGCTTTTTGGAGTGTATCTGGTAGTAATGGTAATGAATCAAAAGTATTCCAACAAACTATTGGAATTTTTTTAGAAAATGGAAAATCTATAACAAATTGTGATCCCCAGGTATCATTAATAGCAAAAATTATATCGGGTTTAAAATCTTTAACTATGTTAGCAATTTCTAATTGTCCATATGCGGCTACTCTAGCAAGATTCGGATCTTGATTAATTTGTTGAATTTTAGATGGATCTGTTGGTAAAACTCCTACAGTTTTCCATGGAAATTTATGTTCATGCGCGCCATGTTTTAATACTCCTTGTGCAGCATTTAATATTTCATATTTATTTGTTTTATATAAAAATGTTAATAATAATTTACACTGTTTACCAAAACCCGTATATGCTCCGGCATAATCTGTCAAAAATAAAAGTCTTTTTTTACGCATATAAAATGTATTATAAATACATTTGTTGTAAAGTCAATTTTAAATATTCTTGAAGACGAAGGGTTTCCGCAAAATTTAATGCAATACCAATGCCTCCCAATTTAATTAAATAGCCAATATGAGATTCATCTTTAATAAATGGTTCTATAAAAATAGGTGTTTTTCCAGCATGTACTGTTGACCATTTTTTAGAACCGTTCGATTGCAAAACAAGTAAAGTTTCAGCAATATCATTTTCACTTAATTTAATTATTTTATGTTTTTCTGGATTCTTTACATTTTCTTTAAATGTTCCATTATTAGTTTGATTATTCCATCCGTGCTGTTTAATGATATTTATATAGAACCCATTTTTCTTTTGATCTTCTTGTTCCTGAGTCAATCCGAATGTTATCCAAGACCCTGTAACAGATTTTGTTGGTTTACAAAATTCTAATTTTTTCATAATTAATTATATAGCTTTTTTTAAAACATATCTAAGAATAAAATCAAGAATACGCAATATTATAAATACTAAACCAATATATAATAGATTACCATAAATTATACAAATAATAAAAGAAATCCAAATAGATAAACATGTAATACACGAGAATAATTTAAGAAAAAATTTGATTTTGAATGAGTTTGTTAAAGATCTTTTTACATATAAATATTCTATATAGCTATCAAAAAATAAATTAGGATTTTTATTTTTAAAAAAATCTTCAATTAAAAGACCATCGTATATATTTCTAGGTATTAAGAATTTAAATATCTTAAGATAGTAAGCAAAAAAATCAGAATAAAACCATATATGTATTATTAACGATCCAAAACAACAGAGTAAAAATAAGAATAAGCTTGACATCAGTGTAAAAAATAGTAAGATAAGGGAACAATTCTAATTCGAATACTCGCTCTGCTCGTCTTCGATTTGCTCGCTTTGCTCACAAAATTATATATCTTCTTTTTAAAAGAATCAAAAAAAGATTGACATTATATTTAATATATGTTAGCATTTAAGAATGGTAGCTAAAAAATCTATTAAAGACGAGCAGTTAATATCTAAAGTCTTAAACAAGAGTTGTAATCAGAGCTTAGAAGAATTATTAAATCGTCATGGGGGCATGTTTTTTAGTATAGGAAAAAAATATTGTACGTCTTGTAATCTTAATTTAAATGATTTAAATGATAATAAATATTGGATAATGTTTAATGCAGCTAAATCGTTTGATTCTAAAAAGGGTAGTAAATTTTCCACATGGCTTGGGAATCAAATTCGTTTTTTTTGTTTAAATTTTAAAAATAAAAATCAAAAATTAATTCCGACTGAAGATAGCAGTATAGAATATTTTATGAATAATCTTATTGCCAAAGAAAATCATTTAAATAAAAAAGAAGTAATTAACACTATTATAGATTTATTTGAGGAGATATCAGATCCAAATACTAAAGATGCTATCTATTATAGATATTTTTATAATAAAGATCGTATTTTAAACTATTCAGAAATAGCAAATATTCTAAATGTTACACCTCAAACAGTTCTTAATTGGCACAATAAATTTATAAATTTTGCTAAAAAAAAATTGACATCAATATAAATAAATGATAAGATATAAAAACTATGGAAAACCAAAATGAAAAAACTAAACTCCAAGAAGCTGGCGCTTTTTGGATTAAAAAATCAAAAGCTGGCAACTCTTTTTTAACTGGCACTGTCAAGTCCCAGTCTGGAGAAGTAATTAAAGTGATTGTGTTTAAGAATCAATATAAAACTGAAGGATCTAATCAACCAGACTATCGTGTTTATTTTGATACTAGTGTAGCCCCAGGTTCTGAATCTAAGAACCCATCTCCAGATGTAGAGAAAAGTAATAAGAATACCAGTACAAAATCTGTAGCTGCGCCTCAAACTGAAGAAATCCCATTTTAATTTGTGCAAAAATTAGCTTTTAATTTACCATTAAATTCTACTTCTTTAGGTCAAGTATCGCTCTCAATCTTAAGAGAGCTTTATAATAAAAAGTTAGAAATTAATCTATTCCCCATCGGGGGAGTAGATATTTCTTCTCAATCTGAAGATCCGGAATTTTTTAAATGGATTAATAATTCTATTTCTCAATCAGTTAAGACTCATAGTAGAAAAAATCCAATATTTAAATTATGGCATCTGAATGGAAGTTTAGAATCTTTTTCTGATAATCAAGTACTATTGTCTTTCTACGAAGTAGACTCCCCAACAAATACTGAAATTAATATTATTAAAAATAATAGTAAAGTTTTATTTTCAAATAATTATTCTGTAAATACCTTTAAAACTTTCGGAAGTCATAATGTTGATTATTTACCATTAGCTTTTGATTCAAATCATTTTAAGAATTTAGGAAATAAACCTAAAAAAGAAGGAATTCAATTTGGTCTTTTTGGCAAATTGGAACCACAACGTAAAAGACATTTAAAAATAATTACAAATTGGGCTAAAAAATATGGTAATAAACATGGTTATTTTTTAAATTGTGCTATTTTTAATCATTTTTTAGATGTAAACGTACAAAGCCAAATTTTAAATCAAGCTTTAAATGGTCAAACGTATTGGAATATAAATTTTTTGCCCTATATGCAATCAAATCTTGCTTATAATGATTTACTTAATAATACAGATATAGTTTTAGCTATGAGCGGCGGAGAAGGCTGGGGTCTTCCAGAGTTTCAATCGGTAGCCCTTGGAAAACATGCTATTGTTTTAAATTCTCATGGATATAAAGAATGGGCTAATGAAAATAATTCTGTTTTAATAAATCCAAATGGTAAAATACCATGTTATGATAACATTTTCTTTCATCAAGGCGCTGATTTTAATCAAGGCAATATTTTTGATTGGAATGACGAAGACTTTTTAAATGGTCTAGATATAGTAGAGTCTAAATTCAAATTAAATAATATTAATACAGAGGGTTTAAAATTACAAAATGAGTTTACATATACAAAAATGGTAGATTCTATTCTAAATTATTTAACTAAATTATAAATATGGAAAATATAAAAAATATTGGTGAAAAAATAAAATTTAAAGATGGTACTGAATATTCAAGAATGCCGAATGGAGAACTTAGAAGAATGTCTCCTAGAGCATATCAAATTAGAAAATATAATAAAAAAAAATAAAATATGTTAGCAATTAGTACATACGCAACAAAATCTTATTTTTATATATGGCCTCAATTCTTGAGAAGAATTAGTGCCGCCGCAGCACATCATGCAGAAGCTTATTTTATTTTAGCTACAGATAATAGTAAAGAATCAAAAAATGCTTTTGAATTAGCAAAAAAAGAACTTCCAGAAGGTTGGAAATTAGTTTGTTTAAATCTTGATGTTGAAGAGCATGAACTTAAATATAAAGAAGATTCACAGATTTTAATAGCAAAATTACAAAATGCCGCATTTAGTTTTGCTAGAAAAATAAGGGTAGATTTTTTATGGAGTGTTGAATCTGATATGCTTGTTTCAGAAGAATCTCTTAAAATAAGTGAATGGGTTTTACAAATGCCAGATCTACATAATAAGCAATATTATGATGTTGCTGCATGTACATATCCGAATTTATTATTTTTGGGCGGATTTGGTAGTCCAGAATCTCAAATAGCAAATGATTTTTCTTATGAAGAAAGGATTATTCCATCGAGATTTAAAATGGTTTACGAAAAAAGGCAAGAAATTTTTAAAAAATTAAAAAAAGATGAGTCAAAAATTTTAAAAAATAAAATTTTAACTAAAGATCATCAAAAAGAATTAAAAGATCTAAATCTTAAATTAAAAAAAATTGAAGAGAAGTTACGAAAATTAAGTTCTAAAATCTCAGATTTCCCTCCAGATGGTAATATTTGGGATATAACTGCAAAATATGGATGGAAACGACGTGGATGGTTTGATTTTGCCTATCCTGGAATAGGTCGTGGAAGTATTGTACCAAGTGATTGGTGTGGATTAGGTTGTACTTTAATGAGTAAAAAAGCATTATCTCTATCAGAATTTAGTGGTTATAATGGAAAAGGAACTCAAGATTTATTTTTATGTTGGGACAAATGGTACCCGAAAGATATCCGTATTGCATGTATACCCCATTGTCCTTGTGATCATGTTAAAGTAGATAAAATAGAAAAGAAAATTATACATCATAAATCATTCTATGAAACGACTGGTGAGTTTAAAAATCATTTAAGGTTAAAATCAGAAGAATGGATTCCAACATAATTTATGCCATATTATTTATTTAGTAATCCAGAAACTGGAGATATACAGGAAATATTTTTTCATATGAATGATGAAAAGGTCTACATTGATAATAACGGTATTAAATGGACTCGAGAATTCGTTGTACCGCAGGCTAGTATTGATACAAATATAGATCCATATTCAAAACGCGCTTTTATGGACAAAACAAATAAAGCTGGTACTTTTGGCGAAATGATGGATATTTCTAAAGATTTAAGTGAAAAACGTGGCGGTTCAAAAAATGATCCAATAAAAAAGGACTACGTTACAGATTGGAAGAAAAAAAGAAATTTACCGAATAAAAATGGGTATACACCTTCTTTTTAAGAATCTTTTTTTTTATTTTAACAATTTGTTTATTTTTGCGATCTAATTCAAAACGTTGTAAATTTATATCCATAATATGAGTACAGAAATTATTTCAGAAAGTTTTACAAACAAATACGCTAATAAAAATCCTAATTGGGGATTTAATGGTCTAGGGTATATTGTTTATAAAAGAACATATGCACGTTTAAAAGATGACGGTTTAACAGAAGAATGGCATGAAACAATTCGGCGTTGTATTAATGGTGCCCAAAAAATTGGAGCAAATTATACTCAAGAAGAGGCTGAACAGCTTTTCGATCTTATTTTTAATCTTAAATGTAATTTTGCAGGTCGAATGCTTTGGCAATTAGGAACTCCAACGGTTGATCGTTTTGGGGCTAACTCGCTTTTGAATTGTTGGAATGTTTCCATGAATAGCACTAAATCTTTTTTGTTTCTTTTCGAAAATTTAATGCTTGGTGGCGGTGTAGGATTCTCTATACGTAGAGAGGATATTCATGAGTTACCCAAGATTAAAAAAGATGTTAATGTTATTCATCAGAATACTAAAGATGCTGATTTTATTGTTCCGGATAGCCGTGAAGGCTGGATTCGCCTTTTAGATCGTGTGCTTGAGGCGTTTTATGTAAATGGTAAATCATTTAGTTATTCAACTATTTTGATTCGTGGCGCTGGAGAAAGAATTGGTGGATTTGGCGGAGTAGCTAGCGGTCCACAAATTTTAATTGATGGTATTGAAAAAATTGTTAAGATCTTCAAAACAAGAGAAAACAAAAAATTAAGGTCTATTGATGTTCTTGATATTTGTAATATTATTGGTGGCATTGTTGTTTCTGGAAATGTGCGCCGAAGCGCTCAAATTGCAATAGGAGATCCAGACGATTATCTTTTTCTTCGTGCAAAAAACTGGTCTTTGGGAAATGTACCCAATTGGCGTGCAATGTCTAATAATACTATTTATGCAGATAGTTTTGATCATATTTCTAGTGAGATATGGACCAATGGATATGTTTTAGATCCAGAGACTGGATTTGCTAAAGGCGAGCCTTATGGATTTTTTAATTTACCTCTTTCTCAAAAATTTGGTCGTTTAAAGGATGGTGAAATGAAAGACTCCACATTATACCCTACAGATGAAGATAATGTGGTTGGAACAAATCCGTGTGGCGAAATTAGTCTTGCTTCATATGAATGTTGTAATCTTTCAGAACTTTATTTAAATAATATTTCCTCTAAAGAAGAACTTATTCTCTGTGCAAAACTTTTATATAAAACTCAAAAAGCTATTGCTGCACTCCCCTTTCTTCACGAGGAAACGAATAAAATTGTGCATAAAAATATGCGTCTTGGTCTCGGTGTTACTGGTATTTGCCAATCTCTTGACAAAATTGAGTGGTTAGACGCTTGCTATAAAGAGCTTCGTAAATTTGATAAAGAATGGAGTAAGGAACGTGGTTGGAATCGTAGTATCAAACTTACTACAATTAAACCTAGTGGAACCTTGAGTTTGTTAGGAGGCTCTACGCCTGGAGTTCATCCAGCATATTCTAAATATTATACTCGTCGTGTTAGAATGTCTAGTAACGATAAACTTGTACAATATTGCCGAGATCTTGGATATCATATAGAATATGTGCTTAATTTTGACGGATCTGAAAATCATGATACTGTTGTTGTTGAATTCCCGTGTGAAACGCCAGATGGCGCGCTATTTGCAGATGATATGGGAGTTATTAAACAATTAGAAATGGTTAAAAAATTACAAGAAGTATGGTCAGATAATGCCGTAAGTGTTACAGCTTATTATTCAGAAGAAGAACTTCCAGCTTTAAAGCAGTGGCTTCAAGAGAACTATGCCAATTCAATTAAATCTGTAAGCTTTCTTCTTCGACAAAAACATGGGTTTAAGCAAGCTCCATATGAAGAAATTACTAAGGAAGTTTATGAAAATAAAAAGTCTAGAGTAAAATCTCTTGTAAATATTAAACAAAATATTGGCAATGACGCGATTGAAGGTATTGAATGTGAAGGTGGCGCGTGTCCCATTAAATAATGAAAAAAAATAAAGATATATATAAAGATGTAAGGGATTCAATGGATCCGACATTGGAACATAAATTTATGAATAATTTGCAATGGTCAATGCTTTTTTTTGTGTTTAATCAAATAGCAAATAAGATTAATGAAGAACATGAGTTTGACGAACAAAACTCAATGCAAAAACAGTTTATTAAAAGTTGGAAAAAGTTTGCCCATGTTAATATTGCAAAGACTGATTTAAAAATCATTAATGATATCTTAAATTCTCCCAAAAATATTTTTAATAGCGCGCTTCAAAATGATAACGAAATAACTGAAAGTACCGAAATTTATCAAGAAAAATATAATGATATAATTAATAAAATCGAAGAGTTTTTTTTGAAAACAACTCCAATAAATGGTTATAATAGTTCAGAAGAAGATTTTGATGAATAATATGAAAAAAGTTTTAATTACTGGGGTAACAGGGCAAGATGGTAGCTATATGGCTGAATATTTACTTAAATTTTCAGAGTATGAAGTTTATGGAATGATTCGTAGATCCTCTACCAATAATTATAAAAATATTGAACATTTAATAAATAAACCTAGATTTAAAATTGTTTTAGGCGATCTTTCTGATTCACAATCAATTGAAAATTTAGTAAGAGAAATCCAACCTGATTATTTTATTAATTTAGCTGCACAAAGTTTTGTTGCAGCTTCATGGGAAATTCCCGAACAAACCTTTGATGTTGATGCTGTAGGTGTTATTCGTTGTTTAGAGTCGATTAGAAAACATGCTCCGAAATGTCGTTTTTATAATGCTGGGTCTTCAGAAGAACTCGGAAATGTAGATTATAGCCCGCAAGATGAAAAACATCCATTAAAACCAAGGAGTCCATATGGTGCTGCAAAGGCAGCGTCTAGACATATTGTAAAGGTATATAGAGAAAGTTATAATCTATATGCAATACAGGGGTTATTATATAATCACGAAAGCCCACGTAGAGGAGAAGAATTTGTCACTAAAAAAATTACAAAAAATATTGCTAGAATTAAAAAGGCAATAGATTATGGTTACGAATTTGAACCATTAGAATTAGGCAATATTGACGCAAAACGTGATTGGAGTCATGCACAAGATTTTGTAAAGGGTATTTGGTTAATGTTAAATCAAGACGAACCCAATGAATTTATACTTTCATCTGGAGAGACCCACACTGTGAAAGAATTTATTGAAAAAGCTTTTAATATTGTTGGCATACAGGGTAAATGGATAGGAGAAGGAATTAATGAATGTTTTTATTTAGAGAATGAACTCATAAAATTAGTATCTATTAATCCAAAATTTTATCGTCCAGCCGAAATAGACTTACTCCTTGGGGATTCGAAGAAAGCGAGAATTAAATTAAACTGGAAACCAGAAATTTCTTTTGAAGATTTAATCAAAGAAATGGTATATTTTGATTTACAACATGTATAATATTGAGTATGCATATAGAAGAACTACTAGATAATTCGCATAAATTTTATAATTGCCAACATAGATCTGAAAATGAGGGTGAATTTACAATTAAAAGATGCTCATGTCAAGGTGGCGATTATCAAATTAAAGGTTATGAATGTTATAAAAGAAGTATAATAGATGTAACAACTAGTATTTGTAGTGAATGCCAAGAGTATGAACCAAAAAAATAAAATTAATTTTATTAAAAAATTTCTCAAGGAAGACCTTAAAATTGTTTGGCCTAAAGAAATGAAAATGGTTAAAATGTTATTAGATATTTTTCCAGATGAAGTTTTTTGGAATACACTTAATTTAAAGTTTAAACTTAATAGTTTATGTTGGCTATTATCTGATGATGGTAGATCTTTTCTTAATAAAGAATATCAACAATATAAATTAGAGCTTCCAGAAACGAAAAAGTACAAATTAGAAGAAAATAATATTGCCTTTGATTCAAAAATCTCTTATACTTCAGAAAGTCCTCTGAACTTAAGAGGCTTTTTAAATTTATGGCAAAAGAAATATTAGGCGGAAAAAACATTTTATCATCCCATTTAAAGGATAATAAAGATAGTCATTATAATTTTGAAGATGAGCAAATTTTTAATGTATCAACCGGATCTCTTCTTTTAGATTCTGAACTCGGTGGCTCGTTAGAAGTACCAGCAATTGTTCGTTTTACGGGGGTAAGCGGTGGCGGTAAAACAAGCGCAGCTCTTCTTATAATGAATAATTTTCTTAAAACAATTCCAAACGCAAAAGGCTTATTAATTAAAGCCGAAGGTCGTCTTAATTCTAATGTAAAAAGAATTTCTGGCGTTGATTTTGTTGATAAACCTGAAGATTGGGATAATGGAAAATGCTTTGTATTACGTTCGAATGTTTATGAAAATATTGCGACCCTTATTCTCGAATTAATTCAAAATAATCCAGAAAATACTCGTTACTATTTTCTTGTAGATAGTATGGATGCGCTTATTTCTAAAAATGATTTAAGTAAAGGTTTTGATGATAGTGCAAAGGTTGCTGCTGGAGCAGTATTAACTTCTAATTTCTTGAGGCGCATAATGTTGCCACTTTCTACTTTTGGACATATTTGTGGCCTTATTTCGCAAGTTCGTTCAAATGTTCAAATTAATCCATATGCGAAAGGTGATCCTAAACTTACTAATAGTTCTGGCGGAAATGCATTACAGCATTATGCTGATTGGATTTTTGAATTTCAACCTAGATATAAATCAGATCAAATTATAGAAGATGGTAAAATTATTGGTCATTGGTCGAAGATCCTACTTCGAAAAACAACTAATGAAAAAGATGGTACTGAAATTACTTATCCAATTCGTCATGGACGTTCTGACGGTAAAAGTGTTTGGCTAGAATATGAAATTGCAGATATGCTAATACAGTGGGGATTTGCTAAAAAGAGTGGCGCATGGATTGCTTTTGATGCAGGCTTAATTAAAGATGTTAAAGAAGATACGGAAGAAATTATACCAGAAAAAATTCAAGGCATGGATCAATTAAGAACATTTTTAGAAGAAAATTCTAAAATTTGTAATTACTTATTTAATAAATTTAAAATAGCGTTTGCTAAATGAGAACTATCGAATATTTAATATTAGATTACAATAGAGAAAAAGAAGCCGAAACTCTTTTAGAAAGTATAAGAAAATATTCAAATTTTAATTATACAATTTCTTATTTAGATAATGGATCAAATAAAAAATATTCTACAAAATTAGCGGAAAAGTATAATATAGATAATTTAATTATCAATAATAGAAATTCTGGATGTGGAGCGGGAACAATACAACTTTTTGCACAAAGTACAGCGGAATATTGTTTTTATATTCAAGTTGATCATGAATTAGTATTCGAAATTAATCAAGAGATGATTGATTTAATGATTAATAAAATTGAAAATGAAAAGTTTACATATATTGATTTAGCTGGAAATCAAGGCCATGGAAAATATTCAGAAAGAGCTCAATTTATAAATACTAATTTTTATAATAAAATTCCAAAAGGTATTGGAGGTCCAGGCCCATGGAGCCATGTATTATGGACGGAAGAGAGTATTCAAAATTATATTAAAGATAATAATTTAGAATTTTTATCTATATATGGTCAACATAATATACCACCATTTATAGATAGGGGGAAATATGGTTTAAGAAGTAATCCCGATGGGTCTATATGGAAACATCGTACAGATGATAAACGTGTATGGTTAATACAAGGTCCAGTAAAAGAAAAATATGAATATCCACCTTTCTCAGATGAACAATGGCAAGAAATTTTTTCCACTCAAATTTGTGAAGAAATTATCCCACATGGTTGGAAAAATAATATTTTTAAATGTTGGGATTAATAAATATAATATATTATGATAACAGATGTAGAACATATTCAAAAAGCAATTGAAAAATCAAAAAATAATCAATCTAATTTACCACCAGCAATATTACAAATGGTGGGAATGTCAACAAATAAAACTCGACATTTATTTAATAATTTAGCAAATACAGAATCTAAAATTAATTATTTAGAAATAGGAACCTATAGAGGCGCTACGGCATCTTCGGTACTATATAATAATTTAGTAAATGCTATTATTATAGATGATTTTAGCCAATTTCAAGATTTAAATCTTCAAAACGCCAAATCGCCAGTGCCAGAAGATTTTTCTAGGAATGTGGCCCTTACACTAAATTTTAGTAATACAAACCCAACCGCTAAGTTTTATAACAAAGATTGTTTTTCTATAGATAAAAAAGAGATCTTTAATGAAAAAATAGATTTTTATTTTTATGATGGAGAACATTCTTACGAATCTCAATATAAAGCTTATGAATACTATAATGATATTTTAGAAAATAAATTTTTAACAGTTATAGATGATTTTAATGATGAAGTGAATGTCAAAGGTGCGACACTAGACGCATTTAAAAAATTAAACTATGAAATTTTATTTCATGAAGAACTTCCAGCGGGCAAAAATTCTAATTCTTTTGATGAAGAAGCTTATTGGAATGGATTAGGAATATTTTTAATACAAAAAAAATAAAATGAATAAAATTACGTTATGTGGAATGTCTGGATATACAGACGAAGATTTTCAAAATTTGATTGAAATAATCGAACCAATTAAAGATAGAATCAATAAAATTGTTTGGACAATAAACTATTCAAATCTAAAAGATATATATAATTTAGATTTAAATATTCTATTTAATCAACTTAAAAATAGTTATAATATATATTTTATTTTTAACCAGTGGATGTTTAGAAATGATTATGCTAGAAATTCCTATTTATTTAGTGGTCACATCGAACACGGCGAAATTTGTATTAATTTAGATACACTTGAAAGACTCAAACCTAAATTTTTTGAAAATTTTGATGGACTAGTACAAACAATGATTAAACATGAATTTGATGGATTTGTTTTATATAATAAAAGATTTATTTTTATTTATAATGACTATTTAGAATATAAAGGCAATCCGCACGAAGGAATTCATAATTTACAAAAAATTGGTGAAATAACCCAGATCGAACAATATAAAAATATAGATGATTATTTTGAGAATATAAGACCACAAAAAAGAGATAAATATCATTTTGTTGATGCTTATGTTAAATATTATTATTCATATCCAAACTCTAACCATTGTTTACTTGGATGTGAGAATAATCAAGAACTCTTTCAAAAAAGAGAGTCTCTTCGAAGATATTTTAGATTATATTGTAGTAAAAATTTAAATTTAGATTTTAAAGTAGACTCTTTAAAAGACTACATCTTAAACAATGAATTAGATGAATTTATGAAACAAGCTTTTAATCAAGAACGAATTTTAAATGATTTTTATAGATATCATAAATTAAATGATAGATTATTTGAAGATAGGGCGACTTGGGATTTAATTAATATATGATTAATCTAGTTTTATTTACTAGCACAAAAGGGCATTTTGGTAATAAACAAATTTACCAAAGAACTATAGAAGACCTATTTTCAAAAATAGATCCTAATTTTTTCTTTAAATTCGCACATATTAAAGTTTCCCCAAATGAAGAAAAGATTGCAGAAGAAATGCAAACATTTTTATCGTCTTTAAATTTTTTAGTCGATAAAACAATCGGTAATTGGAGCCATAGCGATCATCAAAGTCATGCTATAGGTTATACACAAGATATTATTAAATCATTTAGTAATGACCAATTACACAAACAGCAATTCTCTTTATGGTTAGAAGATGACTGGCTTTTTAATATTAAAAAAAATAATTTAGAATATTATATTAACTATGCCGTAGAACAATTAAAAATTAATAAAGATTTATTATGTTTTAGATTTAATCATGAAATACACGAAGTTGATGAAAATAATAATATAAATAAAGATATTTATTATCTACAAACTGATAAATCTACACCATATGGATCAACATTTACATTTCAACCAAATATTACTAGAACAAGAGACGTTTGGTTAGCTTATAAATTTATTAGTAAATATTGGGATAATATTAAAAACATGCATATTGAATTACAGTCGGGATGGGGGTTAAAACATTTAACCTCAAATCCAAATCATTTTGCTTTTTTTAATCCACAATATATTGATTGTATCCATATAGGTTGTAATCCAAATCAATAATAGATATGAAAATTCAAGGAATCGGACTACCATTTAATGAAAACCATTCTTCTTGTGGCACTTTAAAACCTAAAACTTTTCAATGGTCAAGCCAAGAACAGGAAATAAAAGTTTTTATAGATCAACAGATTATAAACGGTTTAGATGGAGTTCGAAATAAATTTGGATGGATTTGCGAATCAAAATCTATTTTATGGTGGGTATCAAATAATATCAAAGAGGATTATTTAAAATATAAAGAATCTTATATTAAAATATTCACTTGTGATCAAGAACTTATAAATTTAGATAGTAATTTATTTGAATTTTGTTATGCTGGGAGTAATCTACCATGGACTCCTATTGACAATTATGGAATACATACTAAATATAAAAATATTTCGTTTTTATGTTCAAATTTAAATTACACAGAGGGGCATAAATATCGTATTTATTGGGCTAATAAATTAAAAGATAATGTAGACTTATATGGATCAATTATTAATAAAACTATAGGACATAATTATCACGAATCTTATCATCATAAACCTAAAACCGACGCTTTACAAGAGTATCGTTTTTCTTTTATTTTTGAAAATGGTAAATATAACTCTTATTTTACTGAAAAAATTACAGATTGTTTTGCAAATGGTGTTATTCCAATATATTATGGTACAGATTCAATTAATAATTTTTTTGATATAAATGGTATAATAATTTTTAATGAAAATTTAAATTTAAATGAGTTTAATGAAGAATTATATTTTTCTAAAATAGAGGGTATTAAAAATAATTTCGAAATAGTTAAAAATTTAAAGATGAGTGACGAAATGTTATTTGAAAAAATCTTAAAATATATATAGTATTTTAAAATGAAAATTAGCATTTACTCAACAGCTTTTAATATCATTAAAAATGAGTTTAATTACGAAGACGCTATTAAAAATTATTTATATTATGCCGATGAATTATGTTTAGCCGTTAATAAAAGCGAAGACGATTCTTTACAGGAAATTATAAATTATGTCGATAAAAATAATTTAAAAAATGTTAAAATTATTCCAACTGATTTTAAGTATGACGATCCTTTTTGTTATGGAAAAATTGTTAATGCAGCTTTACAAGCATGTACCGGAGATATTTGTATTCTTCAAGATCTTGATGAGCGACTTGGTGGGAATAAAGATTATTTAATTAATCTTTGTCAAAATTTTTTAAAGCTCGAAAATATTCAAGCTTTATTTGTACCAGTCATTAACTTATATCAAGATATAAATCATTATAAAGACATTTCTTTCAAATGGTATATACATAAAAAAGGACTATATAGAGGTCCAGTTAACTTTGGAATAAAAGAGAACGGGCTTCCAGATTATAATAAAACGAGTACAGATGAACTAATAGATAAAAATGGAAATTTAGTTCCCACTATCAATATAGTTCAGTCGCTTAATTTTAAAGAATCTATTGATTATATAGAACTAAATTATCCATTTATTTATCATTTAGGCTATACAGATTTTCACAAAAGAGTTAAAAGAAATAATTTTTGGAAACCATTCTGGGAAAAAGCTACGGGTGGAGATTCAAATACTCATGTATTAAATGTAAATGATTTATACCAGAATAATTTATTAGAGTTAAAAATTCCAAAATGGAGTATCATAAATATATGAAATATGGGATCTTATGTAATTTTTATGGATTCCCTAATTATTTAGATAAAGTTTTATCTTCATGGTCGGATATAAATAAGAATTTTATTTTTGCGGCAGCTTGTTGTAAATTTAATGAATATATTGATATTAATTATCATTTAGAAGATACAGAAACAATAAAAAAGTTAAATTTAAATTATAAAAATATATTTTCATATATTTATAGTGAATCAATTTCTAACGACTCTATTGTAAGAAATTATCCATTACAATATTTATTAAGTCAAAATGTAGACTATATTTGGATTTTAGATGGTGATGAATTTTATACTGAAGAACAGATTATTAAAATAACTAATTTTGTTGAACAGGAGCCATTTATTCCATTTTTTAAAATAAATTTTAAAAATTTTTTTAACGATGAATTTCATTGGGTAGATGGTTTTTGTCCACCAAGAATATTTAAAACAAAATTAAATAATTTATCTTTAGATTCATTTTATTATGAAAATGATATATATTATATAGATAGAGACAATAATAAAGTAGATTATAAACAATTATCAAATCTTTCTATTCCAAAGGCTATAGCACATATTGATCATTATTCATGGTGTGGAGAAAAAATTTATTTACAAAATAAAATTAAATATCAAAATCATAGATATAAAGGAATTTGCTCGTATAAATGGAATGAAGAAAAAGATTGTTTAGATTTTAACGATAAATATTATAAAATGATTAATCAACCAAATCCTACAATTTATACAATATGATTTATTATAACACTTCAGAACCAAATAAATATAATTATCTAAAAAAAGAAATTTTTCCATATAAAACATGTTATACTAAAAAAAGATATGGTGGAAAACATGATGGTAGTTATGTGTTTTTAGAAGAGCTGATTAATGATACAAATTTTATATACTCTTATGGAATAAATACTGGCATGGATGCAATTAAATTTGATTTGGAAATGGCGGAAAATGGAAAAATTGTTTTTATGTACGATGGATCGATTGAACAGCCGTCTTATATACATAAAAATTTTAGATTTACTAAGGAGTTTGTTACTACAAACAATTTATATAAGCATCTAGAACAAAATCTTCATCTTAATGAAACACGTATGGCATTAAAGATTGATATTGATGGAAATGAATATGAGTTATTCAATAATAATATTGAATTCATTTCAAAGCATTTTAATCAAATATCATTAGAATTGCATTCTTTGATAGAAGAGTATCCACAAGAATGGAAGGTCGATGATTTAAACTTATCGATCATGAAAAATAAAGAAATTAAAAAACTTTTTTTTAAAAATATCAATAAATATTATAATATTATCCATATACATGCTAATAATCATGGCCCTAGATATATAGACTTTCCAGGCGCATTAGAAATTCTATTTTTAAGAAAAGACTATGAAATTTTAGATATTGATAATCAAAGATATCCAATAGAAAATTTAGATTATCAAAATTATCTGGGTAGAGAAGACTATGTATTAGATTGGTGGGTATATAATTAAAAAAATGAAAGAAATTAATTTTATAATTACTTGTTTTGATAAAGAGGCCTATTGGCCATATCTGAAAGAAATTATTAACTCTTATAAAAATATTAAATCAAATATTATTCTTTGTTATAATGGCGCTAATCAAAATTTTAAAAAAGAAGCAAATATTTTTATAGAAAATACTGGCCATCAGCACGGGGAGGCCTCATTAATATTAAAAGGGTTTGAATATGCACAACAAAATTTTAAAAGTCCACTTTTTATCAAATTATCTATTGATAGTTGGCTATTAAATGAAAATATTATTTTGGATATTTTTAAGTATATGGACACAAATCATATTTGTTATGCTGGAAATTATTGGAATACCTTACAGCAATTATCTGTTGATATATTTTTTATTAATAAAAATAATGGTAATTTCTTAGAAAGCTTTAAAGAACAGGCGCATAATATTGAAAATTTAAAAAATGGGTCGAGTGCTTTAGAAAATATTTTATTTGATTCTATTAGCTCTAAGCAATATAAATTTACTATTATTAAAGATAGGGATCCAATTCATCCAAATAATAGATTCTGTTGTCCTCAACTAGGATGGACAATGAGCCACGAATTACAAGAAAACCTTAATTTTATGAAATTTTATGAAAACATTAATTGATATTTTAAAAGAAACTCCAAATTTAGACGGCTGGCAAGATATTCCCGGTACTGATAAAAATACAAGACATAATTATATAGATGGTTTTTATGAGAATGAATTTAAAAGATACCAAAATAAAGAAAATCTTTCAATTTTAGAAATCGGAATAGCGAATGGTGCATCTTTATATTTATGGGCAAAATATTTTAATAATCCTAAAATAATGGGATTTGATATACAAAATATTGTTGTAGACGATTGGAAACTCGACTGTATTAAATATATTTTTGAAGATGCGTATCGTGAAGATTTCGCTCAAAAGGTTGAATCATATGATATTATTATTGATGATGGTCCACATACTCTAGAATCTCAATTATTCTCACTAAAACATTATTTACCAAAAGTCAATAAAGGTGGTATTTTTATTATTGAAGATGTTGCTGGTCATGACGCTTTAAATGAATTATATGAAAATACCCCAGATCATTTAAAATCAAACTCTCGAATTGTAGATCTAACAGCCTCTCTTAATGTATATGATAATATGTTATACATAATTAGATTATGACGTATTTTTAAAATTAAAAAAATATAACTTTAATATATTAATAATTTTTTAATTTATTGGTGTAATTATTCTGAATAATGCACATTCCGATATTTAAGAATTTTTATAACTATTTTAAGCGTAAACTTACCAGGCAAGATCAAAAATTAAATGTTTTAATTCCAATGGCTGGTGATGGTAAAAGATTTTCTGATGCTGGGTATAATAAACCAAAACCATTTATACAGATTAATGGTAAAAGAATGGTAGAAATAGTTTTAGAAAATATCGTTCCTAAAAATGTTAATAAAATTATTTTAATTACTAGAAGGAATCATAATACAAGAGAAGAGCTAAAAAATTCTAATTATAATCTTCAAATTATTGAATTAGAAAAATTAACGGGGGGATCTATACAAACAATTCTTTATGCAGAAGAGGAAATTCAAAATCATAGTCTAATAGTTGCGAACTGTGACCAAAAAATAAATTTTGATGTGAATGATTTTATTACTAAATGCAAACATTTAGATGGAGGTATAGTTACTTTTAAATCAAAGAGTCCAAATCATTCTTATGTAAAAGTTAATAAAAATAACATTGCTCTAACGATTATAGAAAAAGAAGTAATTTCTGATTTAGCTGTAAGTGGGGTCTATTATTTTAAGAAAGCAAGTCAATTTATAGAGGCTAGTAAAATAGTTATAAAAAATAATATTACGCAAAAAGGAGAGTTTTACATTTCTTCGGCTTTAAAAATTATGATAGAAAAAGGTTTAAAGTTAGGGGTTTATAACACTGAATCTATTATTCTAGGAACTCCCGAAGAATTACAAAAAAATATTCATTTATTATGAAAATAATTATAATTGGAGGGGGAGACATCGCTACAAATGGAATTATTCCAATAGTTGGTGGTAAAAATATTTCCCAAAAAGATTGTGATATAACAAATTATAAAGATGTACTTAAAGTAATCAATATAGAAAAACCAGATATTGTTATTTGTACTGCAGGGGTATCTCATGTATCAAATATATTAGAATCCGATATTAATTTTTGGAAAAGAGAGTTGGATATAAATTTATTGGGAAGTTACTATGTTGCAAAAGCCTGCGCCATAAGTAATGTTAAAACTATGATTTTTATAGCTTCTGTCGCTGGTTTATATGGCAAACCAAATCATTCTGGATACAGTGTTTCTAAATCGGGAGTTATAACGTTAGTTCAATCCTTAGCTATGGAAAAATATGATGCCTATACTATTTCTCCAGGAAGAGTGAATACTAAAATGCGAGAGAAAGACTTTCCGAACGAAGACCCTAAAACAAGACTAGATCCAAAAGAAATCGGCAGAGTAATTAAAGAAATTTTAAATAAAAAACATAAATCTGGAGATAATATTATTATAAGAAAAAGGGGTTATAGAATACTCAGAAGAGTAGATCGTGGTGGTGGATGGGCTGAATATCTAAAAGTTGGACATCCTGCGATTTTTTAATATCATTTTCTAAAATATTATGATAATTATTTCTCATAGAGGAAATACAAATGGACGAAATAAATCTTTAGAAAATAATCCTATACATATAGATAAATTATTAAAATCTAATATACAAGTAGAAATAGATGTATGGTTTAAAAACGGTCTATTACTATTAGGTCATGATAAACCAGAATATATAATAAAGGGTACTTTTTTAAAAAATAAAGGTTTATGGTGTCATGCTAAAAATTTAAGTGCATTAGAATACATGTTAAAGAATAATATCCAAAACAGTTTTTGGCATCAAGAAGATGATTTTACGATAACTTCTTCTGGATATATTTGGACGTATCCGAATAAAAGTATTACAAGCCAATCTATAATAGTAGATTTAAATAAAAACTGGAAAACAAAAAATTATAATTGTTTTGGTGTATGCGTAGATTTTGTATATTAATAATCTTAAAACTTGACTTTGAATATAAAAATATATACCATCATTTTAGATAATGAAATTCAAAAATATTTTTGGTAAAGACGTTAATAAAAACATTAATAAATATCTTGCTAAATGGAATCACCCATGTAAAAGCAAAGTTCAATTTAATGTAAAAAAATTTTTTGAAACCTATTGGGGTACACATATAGTTGTAGAAGAGTTTCCAGTTTTTGGCACTCGAATGAAATGTGACCTTATTAATTTTACAAAAAAAATTGCAGTAGAAACGCATGGACTTCAACATGATAAATTTGTAAAATACTTTCATAGGACTAAGACTGGTTTTAAAAAAAGTGTTAAAAGAGATCTGCAAAAATATAGTTGGCTAGAAATGAATGGTTTTAAAATTATTGAAATTTTTGAAAATGAAATCCATCTTTTAGATTCAGAATGGATAAAAGAAAAATTTGATATAGAAATTTAACTTGAATATAAAAAAAACTCTTGTATAATGAATTAATGGGACCATTGTATATTGGAATTGCTGGCGTATCTCGATCTGGAAAAGATAGCTTAGCTATTGAAATAGAAAAAATTATTCGTGCTTATATTGGAAATGCTTTTATTTATAAAAGTTCATTAGCACAACCATTAAAAGAAGATTGTGCCGCTTTTATTAAAAATTATTTAAATTTAAATGTATTCACAGATAAGACTGAAGAAAAATCTATTTTTCGTGAATTTCTCGTTTGGTATGGTAAAGTCAAAAGACAGCAAAGTGAAGGAAAACATTGGACGAACCTTTTAGACGAACGTATTAAAAATTTTCAACCAGATATTTGTATTGTTCCAGACATCCGTTATCAACAGTATAGAGAAGATGAGGTTAATTGGCTTAAATCAAAAAGTAGAAACGTACTTATTCACTTGCAAAGAGTTGCAATTAATGGTGAAATAGTACAACCCGCAAATATGGACGAATCAATTAACGACTCTATTCTTCAAGATATGGCAGACTATAAAATTGTATGGCCCACATTTATTGAAGAGGGAAAGGACGAGTGTATGCGGGAAATTGCTATTAAAGCATTCAATACAGTTATTAAGGAAAAAATTTAATTATGGCGTCAATTCGTAGCGTAGATATAGAAAAACACGTTCTAGCTGGCTTTATTAAGCATCCAGCCGTATTTTTTGAAGTTTCCCACTTCATTAATGAGGGCGACTTTAGTAATGGCCATAAAACTATATTTAGTGTTCTAAAGGGTCAGATAATGAAGAGTCAACCCCTTGATCCAGTAATTATTGCTGAAAAGATAAAGAGTTTGGGTATTAGTTTTAAACAGGATTTTAATATTTTTGATTATATAGAAAGTCTCGCATTTCTTAAGATTAGTCAGAAGTCTCTTGTAGAGGCGTGCAAAAATCTTAAAACAATTACAATTCGGCGCGAGATTGCTGAAACCGCAGGTTTGATTGCGGATTCAATGTCAAATTCTGGAGATAAGTCTGCTGATGAAATCATTACTCTCGCGGATAAGATGTATAATGATAAAATTGCTGCCTATGATCTAGAAGCAAATCCGGAAGATCTTTTCTCTGATATCGATAAGCTTATTGAGGAAAGAGCTAATAATCCAATTTCTGAGACTGGATTTTTGACTCCATATAAACATTTTAATAGAATGTATGGTGGATTGAGGCCTGGAGAACTTTATGCTTGGGTAAGCCGACCAAAGCATGGTAAGAGCACAATTCTTAGTGATATTGCTGCAAAAGCAACCCTAATTAATCCAAATTTACAGGCATTGATTCTTGATACCGAAATGCAGACTAGTGTTATTAAGTTTCGTATTGCAAGTAGCATTACTGGAATTCCAATGTGGTATCTTGAGACTGGTAACTTTAAAAATAATCCAGAACTACTTGCGAAATGGAATAGTAAGAAGTCGGAACTTGCAAAAGCGCAGGGTAAGGTAAAGCATCTTCAAGTAGCTGGGAAGCCTGTATCTGAAATTGAATCTATTATTCAGCGTTGGTATCTTGGCCAAGTTGGCCGTGGTAATCCAGCTATCGTTGTATATGATTATATTAAACTTACTGGCGAAATGGAAAAAAACAAACAAGAGTATCAACTCATTGGTGATAAAGTAGATCGTTTGAAAGAACTATCGGTTCGTCTTAATATTCCGTTGCTTACTGCCTGTCAATTAAATCGTAGCGCCGAAAATGGTGCAGATGATAGCAGTGCTATTGCACAAAGTGATCGTTTACAATGGTTCGCAGCATATGTTGGTATTTTTCGTCGTAAGACTATCGAAGAACAAGCCGAAGATGGCGCACAATTTGGCACTCATAAAATGATTGAACTTGCGGCGCGTTATCAGGGTCAACATGCACAAGGGCATACGGATTTAGTCCGTGTTGTAGAAAATGGTCGCCCACAATATCGTAAGAACTTTATTTCTTTCAGCGTGGAGAATTTCAATGTAGACGAAAAAGGAACACTTCAAGATATTGTTAATCATCAAAATGGCGTGGGTATTAATATTTTTGATCGTGAAAATGGCGGTCAGGAAGAAGAAGGTGGATTGCTATGAGACTTTTAGAACTTTTAAAAGATTCTGGGTGTAAACCTAGAAATTATGGAACTTATATTACTTGTGCTGCTAAGTATCGCGGTGGCGATGATCCCACGTCGATAGCAATTTATCTTACCAATAATATCGTTAAAGATTTTGTTACTGGTAAAACTTTTTCTTTAGAGGAATTTTTAAAAACTACTTTAAAACTTAAAGATCTTAAGCAGGTCGAAGATATATTACAAGATAAAGCTAAATATTTTACTGGATTCCAAGATGAGGAAGATCCTTTTAATAAAAGCGTTAAATATTATTCTAATGAAGATATCGTTGATTTAAAACGTAATGGTTTTTATTGGGGTAATCGTGGAGTAAGCCAAGAAACTTTAGATGTTTTTGAGGGTGGAGTTTGCACAAGTGGTAAGATGTACCAAAGATATGTTTTTCCGATTTTTGATGCTCGTAAAAAAATACAGGGGTTTTCTGGTCGTGATATCACAGGACAATCGAAAATCAAATGGAAACACATTGGTAGAAGGAATGAGTGGGCTTATCCATTCATTTTTAATCATGAAATTATTAGAGAGAAAAGGGAATTAATACTTGTAGAAAGTATTGGTGATATGCTTTCTTTATGGGAGAGCGGTATCAAGAATACTGGAGTAACATTTGGAACTGAGGCTGGTGGAGGCCTGCTAAAAGCAATAATACGTCTCGATCCAAAACGTATCATCCTTGCGACCAACAATGATGATAACAGGGCTGGGCAGAAAGCTGCTGCAAAAATACGTTCAACACTTGCACATTTTTTTGACCCAGCCCAACTTCAAATTTTTCATCCATTCAAAAATGATTTTGGTGATCAAACTATAGAAGAGAATAGGGAGTGGTATTCAAATATATGAGAAGCACTTGGGAAGAACATGCTATGAATTTAGCTACTATTGCAATGAAAAGATCAGAAGATCCTTTTCAAAAAGTTGGAGCTTGTATTCTTGGATATAATAATGAGGTCTTATCTGTAGCATATAACGGTCTTGCGGCTGGTATTAATGTTACTCCAGAATTTTGGAAAGATCGTGATGCAAGAAGACCATACATGATTCATGCTGAAAGTAATGCTCTCGCACGAATTAGAATGGGTGAAGGAAAACTTTTAGCTTGCACTCTTTTGCCATGTTCTTCATGCGCCACAAATATTGCTGCTTACGGAATTAAACATGTAATTTTTAAATCAATTTACACTAGAGATATTAAATCAGTTGATATTTTTAAATTTTATGGAATCTCTTGTGAGCAAGAGGATCCAACATACCCATTATGAGCGAATTAATTAAACTTTCAGCTAGTCGTATCAAGACGCTACAATCTTGCTCTTGGACTTATTATTGCAACTATAATTTAAAGTTACCCCAGAAAAATAACTCTGGGGCAATGCGTGGAACTGTGGCGCATCTTATTTTTGAAGTTCTTGGTAATCCAAGGCACGAGCATTATATTAAAAAAATTGTTAAAGACAATACTTGTTTAAAACAAAAAGCTATTTTTCGTCTAATTATTAAGACGGCTAATAAAGAGGGTCTTGATCTCGACGAGATGGTCAAGCCATTAAAGAAAAGTGGTCAAGAAGTATCAAATCTTAAATGTATTGATGAGATGATTCTTGTTGGATTAAAATTCGATTTTATTGGAGATGCAAAACTAATAGGTACTGAATGGGAATTTGATATAACAAATAAACAACCAGCATATAGAATTGGTGGATTTATTGATCGTATTTTTAAAGATAAAAAACAATTAGTAATTAGAGATTTTAAATCAAGTAAACTTGCTTTTAAAGGCGAAGAGTTAGAGAGTAATATCCAAGCAATGATGTATTCTTTAGCTGTAAGAAAAAAATATGCTAAACAAAAAGAAGTTCTTGTTAAATTCTTATTTTTAAGGTATCCCGATAATCCCGAACGTGAATGTCCGCATTTTACAGAAGAGCAGTTAGTTGGATTTGAGCATTATCTTGAATATCTAAATGGTTATCTTACAAATTTTGATGAGAAAAAGGGTAAATCAAACTTTGCGGCCAACGATTTTGCAAAAAAATGGATGTGCCAAACCAAATCTGGGTGGCGTTGCCCCTATCTTGATCCTATAGATTATAAAGTTTTATTGGATAAAGACGGCAAAATTATTAAATCAATATTTGCAGATAAAGAATTTAAACCGTTAGATATTAAAAAAAATTATCATATTGAAGTAAGAAGGTATGAAGGTTGTCCAGCTTGGAAAAAGTCTGAGAATGACTTTGACTTTTAGAACAATATACCGTAAAGTGTTTAAAGATGTTACCTATTTTTAGATCAAATTATTCGCTTACCTCTGTTTTAACTCTAGATAGTTATACAGAAAAAGAGTCTCGAGACACTAATCGTCCAGATTCAATATTTGATATTACTAAAGACTATGGACTAAAAGATGTTTATATTGTAGATAACACCCTGACTAGTTTAGTAGAGTGTTACGAAAATTCAAAAAAAGCGGGCTTAAATTTAAGATATGGTTATAGAGTTAATGTTTGCATGGATATAGAAAATAAAACTCCAGAGTCAGTTATTACGGAAAGTAAATTTATTATTTTTGCAAAAAAGAATTCTTTTGCAGACTTGGTTAAACTTCACAATGTCTCTACCACAGATGGAGTTTATAATGGAGCGCCGCGTTTAGATTTTAATACTTTGAAAAAGTACTGGTCGAATAATTTGATTTTAGGTATTCCATTTTACGACTCTTATATTTACTATAACCTTCTTTATGGTAGGGAGTGCGTTCCAGAGATGGATTTTACCGAGCCATTTTATTTTAGTGAAAATAATGGATTGCCATTTGATGGTCTTTTGAACGACCATCTAAAGTCAATAGTTAAAGATAATGAGATCGTTGAATCTAAAACTATTTATTACAGAACTTATAAAGATTTTAAAGCTTATATGACATATCGCTGTATTTTAAATAGAACAACATTTCAAAAACCCGAACTAAGACATTTCGGCAGTCAGGAGTTTTGTATGGAGGCTTGGGAAAAATATGCAAAGTAATCTTTTACGTTTTAATAAAAAGCAAAAATATATTATTTTTGATACTGAAACTGAGGGGCTTAGTCTAGCATTAACTAGACCTTGGCAACTTTCTTGGCTAGTATATGAAGATGGTAAAATTACAAAAAATGAAGATCATCTTTTATATTGGAAAGATTTAAATATTTCAGCTGACGCGGCAAGAATTACTCATTTTGATTATAATAATTGGAAAGAAAAAGCCAAAGATCCATTAACTATTCTCAAAAAATTTGAAGAGCATCTTTACAATCCAGAATATTTGATTGTGGGAGCAAATCTTTTTGGTTTTGACGTATATGTAATTAATTCTCTTCGAAAACATTTGGGTTTAGACTCTGATTATTCTTATATTGATAGAGTTCTTGATATACAATGTATTCAAAAGGGTATATATTTAGGACTCAAAGCTATTCCAGAAAATAGAACAGCTTGGCAATATCAAATGTACCACTATGTTAAAAAAGGAGTTAAGACTTCAGTAAAACATTTATGTGGACTATATGATGTTGAATATAATGAACTTAAAGCACATGATGCAGTCTACGACAATGAAAGATGTTTAGAAATCTTTAAGAAACAAATCCTAACAATTGAAATATGAGTTTTACAGAACAGTTTAAAAATATTGAAATGAAGAATGTCAACCTCGTAAGGTTGCCTAATATTTCATTTACAAAAGAAGAAAAGGGTAAATTTGCTGAAACAGAAGATAACGAGAAGTTTCTTCAACAATTAGTAAATGACGGATGGAGAAAATTTCGTGATAAAATCCCTGAGAATAAAAAGAAAGAATATCTTGATCGTATTAAAGAAGAATTTGATATTGTTAAAGATCTTGGGTTTATTGATTATTTTCTTTTAGTCTGGCGCGTTATTAATAAGGCGCGTAGTCTTGGAGCATTTATTGACTGGGGTCGTGGTAGCGCGGCAGGTAGTCTAATTTTCTATTTAATTGGGGTTACTGGCGTTGACCCTATTGATAAGAAATTATTTTTTACGCGGTTTATATCCAAGGCTCGGGCCAAGAAGGAAGTTATTGATGGGGTTACGTATATTCAAGGCGATCTTGCTCCAGACGTTGATATTAATCTCGGCGGTGTTCGTGACGAGATTATTGAATGGTTAAAAGAATGTTACCCAAATAAAGTGTGTAAGATTTCTTCTCTATCAACATTTTCTGGTAAAATCCTTGTCAAAGATGTTTACAAGATTGTTAACGAAGCAACGGAAGAACAGGCTAGTAACTTGGCAGATACTATTGGTAAAGTTTTCGGTGTTGTTGAAGATATTGAAGATTCTTATAAGAATAGTGAGAAATTCCGCGATTGGGCAGATGGATATAAGGAGTCTTACGAAATTGCCTTAAAACTTCGTGGACTTATTCGTGGTAAGTCTACTCATGCAAGTGGATATTTTCTTTCATACTATCCGTTAGATAAATTTGTTCCAATTGAAAAGAATAAAGAGGGAGAGTTGGCTATTTCTTATGAGATGAATACTGCTGCAAAATTTGGTATTAAATTGGACCTATTGGGACTTATCAGTAATGAAATTATTAAGAATGTCTTTGAACAGATCGCAGAGAAGTTTGAAGATATTAATCTTGATGACAATATTGAGGTTTATCAACATTTACAGGATGACAAATTGCTTCCTTATGGTTTATATCAGATTAGTGCAGATTGTGCTTACCGTGTTTGTAAGAACATTAAACCAGCAAATATTAGCCAATTGAGTGACGTTAATGCTATAGCTCGACCTGGGGCGTTAGCCTATGAAAAGCATTATGTTGATTTTACAGGGGAAGCTCCGCATGAAAAATTGCGTGAAGTATTTTTAGAGTCACGTAATCTTCCCCTATATCAAGAGCAATTAATTCAAGCCCTTGTTACGGTTGGATTTACAGCTGACGAGTCTGAATATATTAGGCGTATTATTGGTAAGAAAAAGCGCGATGAGATGCCTAAGTGGAAGGACAAAGTATTTCAAACCTGTGAGGCTAATGGGTTTGGAGAGCAAGTGGCCGAAGCGATTTGGAAAGTCATGTTGGATTCTGCAGATTATTCCTTTAATAAATCGCATTCCTATTGTGTTGCATATCTTGGGGCTTTAACTGTTTACCTAAAGTATAAATATCCTTTAGAGTTCTTTACGTCATGTCTAAATGCCATCCAAAAACTTGTAGATCCAATGGAGGAAATTCGTCTAATTGAACGTGAACTACCTTATTTTAATATTAAACTCCTACCGCCGCATCTGTTGAAGTCTGAAATGGGATTTACAGTCGAAGGTCCGAATATCCGTTTTGGATTGAGCGCAATCAAAGGTATTTCAGATAGCGCAATGGAAAAATTAGTTAAATTCCGTGGAGAGTATGATAGTAAGATAGATTGTTTTATGGCAGCGAAACAGGCTGGTTTAAATATTGGAGTAGTATCTTCACTTATCCAAGCTGGTTCTTTGGATGAACTAAACACTAAACGTAGTCGTCTTGTTCTCGAAGCTCAGACATTTAATATTTTAACTGATCGTGAAAAACGCTTGGTTAAAACAATTCACGACCAGACAGATCAAAAGGATATTCTAACCATTTTAACGATTCTTGTCGAAAAGAATCAAGTTAAAGCCTCGCGCTTTGAAACGATTAAAAAGAAATATAATCCATATAAAGAAATCTATATGTTGAATAGTCGTAATGAAGACCTAACAAACTATTTTTATGAGAAGAATTGTTTGGGGTTTAGTTATAGTCAAAATTTAACCAAGATTTTTAAGAATATTAATCCCAATTTTAAAACTATTAGATATGCATTTGAGAATTGCGAGGAGAACGATCAAGTACTTATTATTGGGGAGATTCTAGAAACTCGTCAGTCCAAATCTCGTAATGGTAATAAATTTTTTAAAGCTGGAGTAGCTGACGATACAGGAAAGGTTTCCGTATTACTTTTTGATGGTCAACGCGGACTATTTCAAGAATGTAAAGATGAGAATAAAGGTAATTTCCCAGAAGAGGGCGATATTGTCATTGTTAAAGGGCGGCTTAAGGGTGATGACGCTATTTTTGCAGATAAAATTGTAAAACAGGACTGTAAGATATATAAGAATATGCGGGATTTAAAGTAAATATAGGTGTAATACTATAATCATGCCGCTTCCAAAACCTAAAAAGAAAGAAAAACAGGGCGATTTTATTTCACGTTGTGCTGGTGATACGACGATGAATAAAGACTTTCCAGAAACCAAGCAACGTGTCGCAGTTTGCTATTCGCAATGGAAAGACGCTAAAGCTAGCGCAATGGCAAGTTTTGGAGATGGAGAGAATGAAGTTTTATTTGAATGTCCAGAGTGCGTACAAGCCGCACAAAAAACTTATAGTGGTAAAAAGCGTAGCGATCTTAAAGATAGTGATTTTCTTTTTCCAGCTACCCGCAGTTTTCCCATTGTAAGTCCACAAGACGTTCGTGATGCAATTAGTAATTATGGACGTATGGGCGGTAAAATGTCATATGATGCTTTTGTTAAAAAGCTTTATAATAAAGCGCGCAGCAAGGGCCAAGAATTTGTTAATGCTATTCCAGAAAAAACTCGTAAAGAACATAAGCTAACAGCTTCTGAAGATTCTTTAGAAGAGTATAAAAATGAGTTTATTGAAATGGCCTTGGGTTCAATCGCGGTTATTGCCGATCATGCAAAAGAAATTATTGATAATGCTAATGATCCAAAAGTAAAAGAAAATTTATCAGAACCATTTTTACAACAACAGATTGCCTTGGCTGAAGATTATATGATGACTATTAGTAATTATGTAATGTATTCCCAAGAATCTGATCAAGAAATAGATTTAACCGAACCAAATACAAATTTAGAATAATTAAAAATATGAAAACAGAAATTAAAGCCGACGCCGCTAGCGCAGGAACATACATCGCCACTCTTTTAAATGCGGGAACTTCCTTGCATTATTTACATTTTAGAACTCGTAGCTTCTCTGTTCATGAAGCTCTTGGCGACTTATATGAGGGTGTTATTGGATTCGCAGACACACTAACTGAAGCCTATCAAGGTCGTCATCAAGTTATTCTTGATTTCCCTTCCCAGTCGGTAACAATGCCAACAAATGAATTAGAATTTGTTTTAAAGCTCCATTCTTATGTAATTAATGCAAGATACTCTTTTGCACCAGCTGAAGAGACTGAATTGCAAAATATTATTGATGAATTGATTGGAGCTATTGATAAAGCTGCTTATAAAATTAAATTTTTAGCTTAATTAAATGAAAGTAATCTATAAAAAAAAATTTATAGGTAATCAAGAAATTTTACTGGTTTCTTATTCTAGTGGATGTGAAGAATGTGGAACTGAAGAAGAATTAAATGAAGATAATTTTTACATACCCTCTGAATCAGAATACATAACCGCAGAAGAGGTTGATTTTGAAGAATCGGAAGTTGTTGAAATTGATGCTGGTGGACTCTGGGAAAATATAAGAAAGAAAAAGACTAGGGAGGGTAAAAATTATAAGCCTGCAAAACCTGGTGATAAAGATCGCCCTTCTAAAGAAGCTTGGAAAAAAGCTCAAGCATCAGAATATCAAGGCAGAAAAGTTCAATTAAATAAACCTTTCAGAACTCCAGGTGGCCCCAAAAAGTTTTCCGTTTATGTTAAAAATGATAAAGGAAATGTTGTAAAAGTTAATTTTGGCGACCCAAACATGACGATTAAAAAGAATATCCCAGCGCGCAGAAGAAGTTTTCGCGCTCGTATGAGATGTGATAATCCTGGCCCAAAATATAAAGCTAGATATTGGGCGTGTAAGAGTTGGTAAGTTTACCTTGACTAAACATAAAATACTGTTACTATAGGAATTATGATAGTAACATGGACAGCAAAAGGCGCGGATTGGAAACAATCTATTAAAGCAGGTATTGACTCTAATCCAGGAGAAATTGCTACACAATGTGTTGAAAATTTAATGACATCTCTTAAAGATGAAGACGATGAAGCTAGTTTTGGAGCGATAATCGGTATTAGCCATTCACGAATGAAAAGTGATGATGAACATTATTTTATGTACGCCCCACTCGTTCTTGCCAATGCTGGATTTTATGAAGATGCAGAGGCTTTAGAAAAAGCTATAGATCTTGATGCTCATATTAAAGAATGAAAGAATCATTAACCTATGATGAGTATAGAGAGATTATGGAGTCTCTTATTGAACATCATGGAATATTTTATCAATTTTGGAGAATATGTAAACCAGTATTTTCTAATGAAGTCCCAACTGCTTGTGTAGGTTTTGATAAAGACGCTAATTGTATTGAATTTTTAATTAATAAAAAGTTTTGGAATAAACAATCTGAACACAATAAAAAATTTGTAATTGCCCATGAATGTATTCATGTTATACATTCCCATGGAAAACGTGCTGGTAAAAAAATGTCCGCTGCTGCTAATCAAGCAATGGACATTGTGGTTAACGAATCACTTATTAAATATTTCGGATTTGATCGTAAACAGTTTGACCCAAAAAATCAATACTATTGGCTAGACACAAGTTTCGATAAAAAAGACAACGTATTGCCTTGGAATAATTTTGAATACTACTATAACCTTTTGCTTAAAGATAGTAAAAAAATAAAAAATAAACAATTAGTCAGTGATCATGGTGGCCTTGGAGATATTCCAGAAGATAGCGCTCAAGAAATTATTAATCAATTGAGTGAAGAAGAAACTGAAACACTTAAAAATATAACAGAAGATGCGGAAAAAAATAGCCGCAAAAATAAAAAACAAATCGGTAATACAAAAGGCGGGTTGATTCAAAAATTAGATAATAAAGCGGTTCCCGTAAAAAAGAAATGGGAAACAATTATTAAACGTTTTGAAAAGAAAATGACCAGAGATGAATCGCTTGAGAATCATTGGATAATGAAAGACAGGCGACTTTTTAATTTAAATTTTGATATATTTTTGCCATCTGATATTGAACAAACCGTAAGAAAAACTGAATCTAATAAAATCGCAACTTGGTTTTTTATGGATACTAGTGGATCTTGTTGGAATTTAGCACCACGATTCTTTCGTGCCGCTAAAAGTTTAAATCCAGATAAATTTGATGTGCAATTTTTTGCATTTGATACAGATGTTTATAAAGTTGATTTAAAAAAAAATAAAGTAGATGGTGGCGGTGGAACTAGTTTCCGATGCATTACGGATTATGTGTATAAAAAACATGCACAAAATCCTTACGTTTGGGTTATCACTGATGGATGGGGTCATGGAGCAAGTATTCCAGAAGACCAACGTAAAAAATGGAATTGGTTTTTGACGAGTGATGGAACAAGTGCCTATATACCAAATGGTTGCAAAATTCATTCTTTAAAAGATTTTGAGTAGACTTTTATAAAAATATTCTTATAATAACGATATGGCTAATGATCTAGTAATGATTAAAAATAAATTAAATCAATATTTCAAATTGGGTAAAAATGTATTACTAGAAGGAAAGCACGGAACTGGTAAGACTAGCCTTGTTACGGAAGTATTTGATAAAAATTGTAAAAATTGGCTTTATTTTTCTGGATCTACTCTTGATCCTTGGGTAGATTTTATTGGCGTTCCCAAAGAAGTAAAACGTGGAAATGATTATGTATTATCATTTGTGCTACCAGAGAAAATGAGTGATGACAGTGTAGAAGCTATTTTTATTGATGAGTATAATCGTAGCCATAAAAAAGTTCGTAACGGCACAATGGAGTTAATTCAATTTAAAAGTATTAATGGGCGTAAATTTCCCAATTTAAAAGTAGTATGGGCGGCTATTAATCCTAATGATGATGATGATGAAATTTATGATGTTGAAGCTCTAGATGGCGCTCAAACAGACCGTTTCCAAGTACAAATTAAAGTTCCATTTATTCCAGATTATGAATATTTTGTTCAAAAATTTGGACTAGAGCATACTAAATCTGCTCTTGAATGGTGGAATGGGATGCCAGATAAAGCTAAAAAAATGGTCTCCCCGCGCCGTTTAGATTATGCCCTTGAAATATTTAGAGAGGGTGGAGATGTATTTGACGTTCTTCCGCTTGAAACAAATCCTACAAAACTCTTGGCGACCCTAAAGGTGGGTAGTCTAGAGGATAAATTAAAAAGTTTATTTAAAGCTAAAAATGCCGATAAAGCTAAAGCGTTCTTTGAACAGGAAAACAATTTCCAAGCCGCCTTACCTATTATTAAAAGAAACGACGAATATTTGAAGTTTTTCCTTCCAACTGTGGATAATGAAAGAATTTCATCTCTATTCTTTAGTGATAATAAATTTCGCCAATTTATTTTAGAACATGCACCATATTTTAAACCTGCTCTTGAAGAAATTTCTAAACTAAAATCCTTAAATAAGGGGGACTTGGGGCAAATTAACCAAGCTCTTAAACAAGTTGGTAATATTACTTATTTTTAACAATAAAAAAGCTCTTTTAGAAAACTCCAACTAGCAGCACCAGCTACCCCAAGCTGTGCAGTAAAAGCTGCGGTATGAGTTATCTGACCAAATAAAAGCAAAACAGATCCAGTAAGTAATAATAATGAAACAACTCCTAAAGTATTTAAACAATTATTAATTGCTTGCTTCATTTTTTTACTCATAAATTTAATTATTTTTATTGCTTAAAACGGCTACAGATCGTTCAATTTCTCTGAGCCTAATCTCAATAAGATCGAGAGTCTTATTTTGAGTATTATCAATTTGATTTTTAATTTCTAATTGGCCTAAAATTAATTCAATTTTTTGAATTTGTTCTTGGCTTTTTTGAAATTCTGATCGGGTAATAAATGTATTTTGTAGGTAAAGACTGGCGATCATAAAGCCTAAAATAGCCAATTTCCATATATTATCAAAAGATAAAAGTTCATGTAAAGTTATTGGTTTCGGGTTGTTATGAACCTTAATTTTATTAGAAGTAACCATATCCTATGTAGTTAATATTACATTTAAAATCTTTGATATAACCTATATATTTGTCCAATCTTTTAAGAGAAGATTTTGTATTAAAACTTTATTTGGAATATCGCGTTTAATCCATTTTGATGGCATAATAACCTTTTTATTTATATTTTTATTTAAAAATGCAGCCCACCAAGAAAATGTACTATTAGAGATAATATTATGATCACATAAACTCATTAAAATAAAATCTAATAAATCATTAGAACCTTCACTAAAATAAAAATTTTTATAATTATAAAAATTATTTTTACACCATTCTATATCGTCCGAAGTAACAAAAAAATTATAATCTCCATCAAAATGCTTAATCGCTTTATTAATGTATTCCACATCATTTAAATAGAATAAATTTTTATATTCTTGAACATAATCTCCTCTTCGAAAATGTATACTAATAATTTCTTTATTATTATATTTTTGTAAAATATTTTTAGCCTTTAAAATTAATTCATCATGAATAATTAATTCATTTTTTAATTCTTTTTCGTATTTTATAAAACATTTATATGATTGAAACCAACCTTCT